CCTGCAAAAATAAAACCGCGAAACTCGGGCTCCCCCCTTTTCTCAGCGTTTCACAGTGGCCAGAAACCACAGCAAGGATCGGAGCACGTCGTGATCACAGGTAGACCACACAAGCCTGCGGCGCTTCGCGTCATCGAAGGCAACCGCGGCAAGCGTCCGATCCCCGTGGAGGTCAAGATCGACGACGAGATGCCGCAGCGTCCAGCGTTTTTGCATGGCCTTGCCCTAACGCAGTGGGACGCGCTGGCCGGAAAGCTTCACGCCGTCGGCCTTCTCCAGTCGGTCGACGCTGACGCGCTCGCGGCGTACTGCGTTTCTTATGCGCAGTGGCGCGACGCAACGCAGATGATTCGCAAGGAGGGTTTGACGACCGAGTCCCTGCACGGCGTGCCGGCTGCTCACCCCGCCGTTGGCATTCAGCAGCGCGCCCTCACCTCGATGCAACAGCTCATGATGCAGTTTGGATTGAGCCCGAAGGCTCGCGCCAACCTCGGAACACCGGGCAAGAAGGTTGACGACGACCCATTCTCTAAGGCGCTGAGGAACGCATGACACGAGCGGCGACCAAGGCAAAGCCCAAGGCAAAGCCAGCGACGCGCACGGTGCCAGCCGAGACGTTCGATCCCTACGAGTTAGCCGATCGCAAGATCCGAATCATCAGGCTATTCAAGAACACCAAGGGCGACTTCGCCGGCAAGCCGTTCAATCTCCAGCCCTGGCAGTGCGATGACATCCTCCGTCCGCTGTTCCGCACCGACCGAAACGGGAAGCGGATCGTCCGTGAGTCGTTCATCTTCATGCCTAGGAAGAACGGCAAGTCGGAAATCATCGCAGCGATAGCCCTAGACCATCTGCTTTTCGACGACGAGAAAGGCAAGGAGGTAATCCTTGGGGCGAGCGACAGGGACCAAGCCTCCATCGTCTTTCGTGCGTGCGAGGAAATGGTGCGGCAGGACCCCAATTTATTGAAGCGGTGCAAGCCGTTGCCGGCAACCAAGACGCTCGCCATCCCAGGGACGAATCACTTTCTGCGCGCGATTCCCTCGGACGAAGGCGGCGCGCACGGCTTGAATCCCTCGCTGGCGATCGGCGATGAGCTGCACGCATGGCGCGGGCGCGGCCTGTACGACGCCATCCGCACAGGCCAGGGCGCGCGGAGTTCGCCGCTGTTTATCAACATTACCACCGCCGGCTTTGACAAGCACTCGATCTGTTACGAGCGCTATAGCTACGCCAAGCGAGTGCTTGCCGGCACCGTCAAGGACCCCACTTTTCTGCCTGTAATCTTTGAGGCCGGCGACAACGAGCCATGGGACGAGGAGAAAATTTGGAGGAAGGCCAACCCCGGCCTGCGCGGCGCAACGCCATTCCGATCCATCGATGAGATGCGGCGCATGTGCGCCGAGGCGAAGGAGATCCCGGCCCTACAGAACGCTTTCCGCCGGCTGTACTTGAACCAGTGGACGGAGCAAGACGTTCGATGGATCGACAAGTCCGCCTGGGTGAAGTGCGGCGGCGAGTGCGATCCCTTCGAGGGCCGCGCGTGCTTCTCCGCTCTCGACCTGTCGTCTACGACCGACCTTTCCGCCCTGGTCCACCTGTTCCCTCCCACCGGTGACGGCACGCGCTGGGACATCCTGTGCCGTTTCTACGTGCCGGAGGATGGCGCGCGCAGGCGTGCGGCACGGGACAAGGTGCCATATCTGGAGTGGATTAAGCAAGGCCATATCACTGCAACCCCAGGGAATGTGATCGACTACGACCGCATTAAGCTGGACCTCCAAGAGGATGCCGAGCGCTTCCAGATCATGCAGATCGCCATCGATCGCTGGAACGCCACCCAACTCATAACGCAGCTCACCGGCGCAGGCTTTGACGTGGTGCCGTTCGGCCAGGGGTTTGCCTCAATGGCTGGACCCTCCAAGGAGTTCGAGAAGAAGGTACTCGGCAAGAGCTACCGCAACGGCGACAACCCCGTGCTCGACTGGTGCGTTGGCAACGTCGCGGTGGAGCAGGACGCCGCCGGAAATATCAAGCCGGCGAAGAATAAAAGCACCGAGCGAATCGACGGCGTGGTGGCCCTGGTCATGGCCACCGGTCTGGCGATCGCCGCCAAGCCCTCGGAGTCCAGCGCCTACGACCAGCCAGGCGGCGGTGTCATATCGCTGGACGACGACTAAGGCATGCTGGCCCTAGCGCTCCGGTGCCTGCGCGCAATAGTCGCGCCACGAATAGGGCGCCATGACACCACGCGAGTCCATTGCAGAGAAGGTCCAGGCTGGTGGCGCGGCGTCGCTCACCGCTGAGGAATCGGTCGACGTGCTCAAGATGATTCACGAACTCGGGCGCCATGAAACCGCGGCACTGGATCACCAGCGCGTGACCGGCGGATTCAAGGCGGAAGTCGCTGAGCGGGACAACGAGATTGCCGCCTTGCGGGCCCTGTTCGCCAAGGATCGCCGCGGCCTGTGGGACGCCTTCGCCGCCGCCGGCCTTGGTTCCGGCAAAGACGCAGACGCCGCTGCGTCGCAAGCTGACCAGATGCTGACCCGCCGCGAGGCACGTCGTGCATGAGGATCGCTCTCCATCTGCTGGTTGTCGTCGTCTCCTACGCGCTAATCGGCTGGGGCGGCGAGCAGTTCCACCGCGGCATGGGCGCGCTGCTGGTCGGCGCACTCCTGTGGCTCGACCTGTTCCTGTATCCCCGGAGGTGACCAAGTGAGCCTGCTTGCACATCTGCTGTCGCCGCGCGCCAGCTCCGGGTCCGACTCAATCAGCGCCGAAGCCTGGACGCCAGGCGCGGGGTTCCAGCGTCAGACTCGCAGCGGCGAAACCGTCAGCCACAGCCGCGCAATGACCTACTCGACGTGGTTCGCGTGCATCCGAAACATCGCGGAAGACATCGGCAAGCTACCTCTCGAACTCTTCGAGGTGCTCGACAACGGCGGGAAAAACAAGGCGAGAAGCCATCCCCTCTACCGCCTATTGAAGCTCGCGCCGAACGACGAGATGGCGGCAAGCGTGCTGTGGGAACTCGTCACCGGCTGGGGCGTCGGCTGGGGCAACGGCTACCTGGAGATCGAGCGCGACGCCGCCGGCAATCCGGTATCACTCTGGCCGATTCACCCCTCGCGCTGCTCGCTGCACCGCGTCGATGGCCGAATCGTCCTTGATGTGTGGTCGTCAAACGACATGGGCAACTACGGTGTGGCGCGGCTGGATTATGCCGACGTGTTCCACCTGCGCGGCTTTGGTGACGACCCCTTGTGCGGCCTGTCCGTTGCGAGGCTTGCCGCGGAATCCATCGGCTTCGCCCTCGCTGCGCAAACCTACGGCGCAACGTTCTTTGCGAACGGTGCCACGCCGTCCATGCTGCTGATTCACCCAGGGAAACTATCGTCCGAGGGGCAGACCAACCTGCGCGAGTCGTGGAAAAAGCGACTCACGGGAAACAACAAGGGCGGCGTCGCCGTGCTGCAGGAGGGCATCAAAGCGGAGCGCATGTCTATTCCGCCGGAAGAGGCGCAGTTCCTTGAAACCCGCCAGTTCCAGGTGGCCGAGATCGCGCGCTGGTTCCGCATGCCGCCGCACATGGTGCAGGACCTCAGCCGCTCGACGAACAACAACATCGAGCATCAGGGCATCGAGTACACCACGCAAGCGCTCTCGCCGTGGATGAATCGAATTCAGCAGGAGTGCGAGCGCAAACTACTGAACTCGCGCGATTGGGACCGCTATGATGTGAAATTTAATGACAAGGCGCTGATGCGCGGCGACAGCAAGGCGCGCGCCGATTACTACCGCACCATGATCTCGACTGGCGTCATGACGCCGAACGAGGCGCGCGCAGCGGAAGACCTCAATCCGGACGCATCGAAAGGCGCCGACAGGCTCTACATTCAGGGCGCCATGATGACGCTCGACCAAGTGGCGGATCAGGCCGACAAGCCGGAGCGCACGCAACAGATCGAGCCGAAGCCAGAGCCAGATCCCGATCCGGCAAAAGAACAGGGCGCGTCGTACGTGTTCAACCGCGATCCATCCGGCAACCTGCTGTCAGTCGACCGGGTGCGGAAATGAGCACCCTTGAGGCAGCAGCGCGCACCGCGGCAACCGATGCCGTTGCCGATCTCGTTGACGCGGTCGGCGCCGGACGCCTGCGCATCTACACCGCCGGGTTCTCCGTCCTGCTGGTCGACGTAGAGCTTCCCGCAACTGCCTTCCTACCTGCGGTCGCCGGCGTCGCCAGCCTATCGTCTGCC